TCTCCAATCTTTTCCTGAAATTACACACATTTTCCACGAATTTGTGATAGCCTTATTTTTAGAAGAACTCCCCGACAATGTACTCGTTCGTAATACAAGGCGGAACTACTCCTGATAGATGCACAACAGCCCCCCGGAATGCAGGACTCCGGGGGGGGTCTTAAAGATTTTCCTGCAATAATTCGTCAGGTATTCGAAGATTGCGGTTTTATCTATCACAGTCGTGTAACGATATGGAAAAACCCGGTCACCGAAATGCAGAGAACAAAAGCTCTTGGATTGTTGTATAAACAGATAAAAAAAGACAGTGCTATGAATCGTCAGGGAATACCTGATTACATTCTGACAATGCGTAAGCCCGGAGATAATCCGGAACGTGTAACTCATACTGACGATAGCTTCCCGTGCGATGTGTGGCAACAGTACGCTTCTCCTGTGTGGATGGATATACGTCAGAGTGATACTCTACAAAAAAACTCGGCACGAGAAGAAAAGGATGAACGTCATATATGTCCTTTACAGCTTGAAGTAATTAAACGCTGTGTAGAGCTATGGACTAACCCGAATGATATTGTTCTTGATCCTTTCGGCGGTATAGGATCTGTTCCGTTTGTAGCCCTCGGACTTGGTAGACGTGCGATAGGTATCGAACTTAAAAGCAGCTATTATAAACAAATGGTAGCAAACGCAGAACAGGCAGATAAGAGCTTTAACGGTAGCACATCAGCTATAGGTGAACAGATGAATTTATCAGAGCTGTTCTCATCAAAAAAGGAATGACCTGCTCACACTGCGGCAAGACCGCAGGACAGAATCACAACTGGGTATTATGCCCGTACTACAAATATGCACCGGTGTGTATGATGCACTGCTACAGCGACTGTAAAAGGTTTGATATGGCGGTCGGGAAGTGCGTATACACGCTTAGAAAAGCAGAAAGGAACGGTAAAAAGTAATGCCGGAAATAAAAACGCATTGGAAATTGCTTACGAACCCGAATTACCTCGGAGCGTACTCACTTCCGAACGGTCAGGATATAGTAGTCGTAATTGATTATGTCCGCCGTGAAGAAATTGTAGGCGTGAACGGTAAAAAAGAATACGAGGTAGTGGCACACCTCAAGAACGGTCAGAAGCCGTTTATACTGAATAAGACAAATATGAAGCAGATACAGAAGCTGTACAACGCTCCATATATAGAAGACTGGGCAGGACGTGCTATACAGGTGTACTTTGATCCGACTGTGACGTTCGGTCGTGAAAAAGTCGGCGGACTTAGGATACGTCCGACAGTACCGCAGATAGCTCAGACTGAAAGGACTTGTGCCGACTGCGGAAAAGAAATAACAGGAAACGGCAAATTTTCTGCCGAGCAGATAGCTCAGATGTCATACGATAAGTACGGCAAAAGTCTTTGCTGGGACTGTTCACTGGCAGAGAAACAGAAGATTGAAAGCAGAAAAGCACCCGACGCATTAGGAGGTAACGCATGAAAACAACAAAAATCAAGATCAAGAACCTGTTCGGTATCTCAGAAACCGAGCTTGACGGACAGTCGGTTGAGATAACCGGCACAAACGGCGCAGGCAAGACATCTGTAATTGACGCTATACGCTATGCACTGACAAACCGCTCTGACCGCTCTTATGTTCTCAAAAAAGGCGAGAATGAGGGCGAAATTATCATAGAAACTGACAGCGGATTGTACATAGACCGCAAGAAAAGAAGCGGACAGGCAGATTACAAGTCTATCAAGGAAGGCGGACGTGATGTGCCTGCTCCCGAAAGTTTCTTGCAGTCGATATTCACGCCACTTCAGATAGATCCGGTCAGGTTTATTGCTCTCCCCGAAAAAGAACAGAACAGAATAATTCTTGATATGATAGATTTTGACTGGGACCTGAACTGGATAAAAGAGCAGTTTGGTGAGATACCGAGCGGCGTTGACTATCAGCAGAATATTTTACAGGTTCTTTCAGACATTCAGAGCGATCACGGTGACTATTTCATTGAAAGACAGGATATACAGCGTGAAATGCGCCATAAGCGGGCGTTCATCGAGGACATAGCAAAAGACATACCCGAACATTTTGACGCTGAAAAATGGGACAAATACGATGTCGGGGGCGTTTATGCCAAGATAACGGAAGCGCAGCGCAACAACAATCTTATCGACCGTGCAAGAGCCTTTATGGATAGCTATAACAACAAGGTAAGGGGCTATGAAGCCGAAAAGGAAATAGAGCTTACAAACGAAAAGAACCGTATTTCCGCCGAAAAGGAAAGCCTTATCGCTGAGATCGAGCGCAAAAAGGCGGAGATAAAGGCGGCAGAGGAAAAGCTCGGCACATTCGATACAATCTATGCGGATAAGCTGGCGGTCGCTGAAGCTACCTACCGTGAAAAGATAGCAAAGCTTGACGGCGATATGAAAACAGCGCAGGACTGCCTTTCAAAAGAGCGGATAGACACATCAGAGCTTGAAGCTGAGGTAAAGACAGCAGAAGCGATGAAAAAGCACCTGAACGAATATAACCGTATGGTTAATATGGAATCTGAGGTCAAGGAGCTTAAAAGCAAGGCGGACAAGCTGACAGAGAAGATAGAGCTTGCACGCAGTCTGCCGGGTATGATACTTGAAAATGCAACGATACCGATTGAGGGCTTTACAGTTGAAAACGGCATACCGCTTATTCACGGCTTGCCGGTCAGCAATCTTTCCGAGGGCGAAAAGCTGAACCTTTGCATTGATGTTACCGTTTCAAAGCCTAATGCTTTACAGCTGATACTTATTGACGGCACAGAAAAGCTCAGCACCGAGAACAGACAGCATCTGTACGAAAAGTGCAAGGAAAAAGGCTTGCAGTTTATCGCTACAAGAACAACGGACGGAGAGCTGGAGGTAAACTACTTATGATAGAAGTAAACTCGGAAAACTATTTCAGCACTGAGATGAGCAGAAAATATATGGGCTCATCTCAGTTCAAGGCATTTAAGAAATGTGAAAGCTCGGCACTGGCTGAACTTAACGGAGAGTACGAGAGAGAAGTTACGACTTCTCTTCTTGTCGGCTCTTACGTTGACGCACACTATGAGGGGACGCTCGACATTTTCAGAGCACAGCACCCTGAGATATTCACACGAAACGGCGATCTGAAAAGCGAATACAAGCACGCAGAAACTATGATACAGCGTGCAGAAAGAGATGAGCTGTTTTCAAGGTATATGGCAGGCGAAAAGCAGGTTATCTTCATCGGTGAGATAGCCGGTGTGCCGTATAAGATCAAGGTTGACAGCTATCATCCGGATAAAGCAATAGTTGATCTGAAATGTGTCAAGGACTTTGACGAGGTTTATAACTCTGAGTTTGGAGCATGGCAGCATTTCATTGATTACTGGGGCTATGACATACAGGGTGCGATCTATCAGGAAATCGTAAGGCAGAATACAGGCAAACGCTTGCCGTTCTATATAGCGGCGATAACAAAACAGAAGCCTGAGCCTGACTTGCAGTTATACTACATACCGCAGGAAAATCTTGACGAGGCACTTTTTACGGTAAAGACCTTATCGCCACGTTACAAGATGATAAAGGAAGGTAAGCTGATACCTCAGAGGTGCGAAAAGTGCAATTACTGTCGTCACACTAAGGTGCTTTCGGAGATAATAAACTACAGGGACGAGATAATCGACAGCAATATTGAGGACATGGAGGACTAAATGTACAATAAGGCAATTCTTATGGGACGTATCGTAAACGACCTTGAACTTAAATCCACGCCGTCAGGAGTATCTGTGCTGTCGTTCAGAATAGCGGTTGACCGCAGATTTCAGACAAAAGGAGAAGAAAAAAAGACCGATTTTCTTAACATTGTTGCATGGCGTAACGAGGCGGAATTTATATCAAGATATTTCGCTAAGGGACGCATGATACTCATTGAAGGTGAAATTCAGACGAGAAGCTACCAGGACAAGAACGGCAATACAGCATACGTTACAGAAATAGTTGTTGACCGTTCGACATTCACGGGTGAGAAGAAGGATAGCAGTTCTTCCGGTACGACAGGTTATACGCCTGCACCTGCGGCTGCTTCATATAATGCACCAACCATTCCGGCAAGCTCGGCAGTAGTAACACCCGATGATGACGACGATGATTACCCGTTCTGATGAGGTGGCTATGAGTTTTGATAAAAAGACATTTATGAAAACCGTAACCGTTATCTATGATACTCGGGAACAGCAGAACAAGCACATTATTGACAAGCTCGGCGAGTGCGGAGTAATGACGGAAAAAAGAAAGCTGGATTTCGGCGATTATTCGTTTATGGCGGAGGGCAGGGACTTTTCCCTGTCTTGTGCTGTAGAACGCAAGGCGAATGTAGACGAGATATATAACAACATTATGCAGGACAGGGCACGCATAGAAAAGGAAATGAGTGCCGCTTCACAGCTTGCAAACGGTTTTACATTGCTTCTTGAAAATGTAAGCTCGTGGGGTGCGTTAAAGTCCTATCAGGTGCCTAAATGGCAGATGGATATGTCGCCACAGCGAAAGAATAAGGATATAGGCGCTAATGTCTATGCCACGCTGAAAGCCTGGAGCAGTGCAAGCAGATACGGTTTTTCTGTTGAATTTGTAGAAGATCCGAAAGACACGGCGGGCAAAATGCTTGAGATCTTCTATTACTACTGGCGCAATTACAAAGAACTGACGCAGGCTCGGAGGTGATCTGATGGCTGATATTGAGGGCGGTTACATAAAGCTGTACCGCAAGATGACCAAGTGGCAATGGTACTCTGACGAGGTAATGTTCAGGGTGTTTATGCACTTGTTATTGACGGCAAATTATGAGCCTGCATACTGGCGGGATGTGAAAATTGAACGAGGTCAGACGGTCGTAAGTCTTGCAAAATTGGGCGCAACGCTGAATTACAGTAAAGATACAGTTTTGAAGGCACTTAAACGTCTGGAAAGCAGCGGAGAAATAACACGCCGACCGACCGCTCGATATACCATTGTTACTATATCTAACTACAATGAGTATCAGGATAAGCCGACCGATAACCGACCGCTGACCGACCGACAACCGACCGCTGACCGACCGCTGACCGACCGCAGAGTCGACCCGCTTAAAGAAGTAAAGAAGAATAAGAAGAATAAAGAAGAAAAAGAAGAAAAAGAAGCGGTACGCTCCGCTTCCGGCTCGCAGGAGCAAAATCTGATTGACCTGTACGGTATCGAGGCAACTGAGAAGTACAAGAAAAGATTTCGTGACTGGGCAGAGAAGAGAGGCAAGCAGGACCTTGATTGCGTAACGACAATTGCCAAATGGATGGAGCAGGACAACGTACCGAGAAAAAAGGCTGAGGTAAACGATGGAGGAACTCATACGAATTTCAGGCCAAGCGAATGGTGACAGCACTAAGCACGGACCGATATACACGAGCAAGGAAGTAATGGAGCTGGGGATACCGAGCGACGAACCCATACCGGAACCGAAGACGTGTAAATACTGCGGAAAGACGCTGTACCACGAATGTATTGTTATTGCAGGCAAAGCTCTTGTATGGTGGCTGAACCAACCGCAAAGGTGTGACTGCGAAAAAGCAGTCGAGTTCTGGAAGCGATGGGACGCTAAGCAAGAAGAACTGCGGAAGGCACAGGCTATTGCAGAAGAACAGGAACAGAAGCGCCGGAAGATAGAGGCTATACTCGGCAAATCTGGCATCAAGCAGCGATTTCTTTCGAGGACATTTGAAAATTTTGCTGTGAACAACGAGAACCGCAAGGCATACGAAACAGCAAAAGAATATGTTGACAACTGGCAGGATAACAAAGATAACGGCAGAGGGCTGTATCTTGAGGGAACTTGCGGGACAGGAAAGACGCACCTTGCCGTAGCTATTGCACTGAAGCTGATAAATCAGGGCGTGTCGGTTATCTGCAAGACGTCTATCGATCTGCTTGCCGATATAAAGCGAAGCTATGAGTATGACAGCTCAGTGAACGAAGAAGAGGTACTGACTGCATACAAGACGGCTGATTTGCTGGTAATTGACGATTTGGGTAAGGAACGGGCTACCGAGTGGTCCGTGCCTATCCTGTACCGGATAATCAATGACAGATACGAAAATATGCTGCCAACGATCATAACCACAAACTATAACACCGATTCTCTGATAGAAAAATTGACGGTGAGCGGTGACAGGGAAACGGCGGAAGCAATCATAAGCAGATTTAAAGGCAGTGCTTCCTGCGTTACTATGGCATGGGAGGACTGTAGGAGGATGAGATGAAAAATTATCGAAGAAGTCGCAGTATCAAAAAGTCGAAAAGAGTGGATAAGATATGTCCTAAAGCCGACTACTGCAAGAACGCAGACAGATGCGGAGGAGGTGTGAATGACACTTACTCGGCTTAATAATATGCACCGTGTAAAAGCGTGTATAGATTTTCTTGAAAAAGAACTCAAAGGAGAAAGGATCACTGATACTACTTGCGGTAGTATGCCTGTGTTCCCTTACATACTGCACACAACTGTGATCGAGGGGTATACCGAAAGTGCTAAAGCTGCTTCGTCTGAACTGATGAACTTACGCTTTGAATACGAGGTATGCAAAGGATATATTGCAAATATAGATAATCCGTTTTTAAGGAACATATTTGAATTGCGGTTCATAAAATGGATAAAGTGGAATCGTATAGCTGACAGCATAGGTGGCAATAATACGGAATACAGCATAAAGAAAATGGTGTATCGGTATATAGATAGTCATTAAATTCTGTTGTTAAAATGCACAGAATTGTTTATAACATTTGTTTGTTTTGACAAATTGAGTGAATTTCAATTGATTTCAGTAAAGAAAAATGGTATCATATAATTACGATAAGGAAGGAGGAATAATAATGGCTGTACTATGCGCAAATGAAGTCGCAAAATATATCATTTCACGTTGTAATGATACAAATGTAGATATAACTAACTTAAAATTACAAAAGATGTTATATTTTTTATGGATTGATTATTATAATGAAACCGGTGAAAATCTTTTTGATGATAGTTTTTACGCATGGAAACTAGGACCTGTTATTCCAAGTGTTTATTATCAATATCATAACTTTGGAGCGGATTCAATATTTATTCGAGATAATGTAATTTCGTTTGGTCGAGAAATCAATAGAATAATGAATAATATTATCGATAAGTATAAATATAAAGCTGCTTATGACTTGGTTAAAAGGAGTCATATCGAAAAAGGAGCATGGGACACGGTTTATCAAAATGGAAGCGGTGACAGGAAAATAATACCTTTTGCTCTTATTCGAGATAAGGGCATGTGAAATGAAAAATATTGATCTTTCGGATAATAAACTAAAATCTGATAAAGTCAATAGACAGAAAAGATTAATTGAATGTTTATCTCGTTTATCAGAAACAATCATAAGTGAAAATGAATGCGATAATTATTATAAGATTTTATTTGAAATTTATGATAGCCAGCAATTTAGACATTCGTATTCTGAAATTACAACTTTAGTAATTGAATTATACGAAACTCCCGAATCTGATTCTCTTGAAACGCTAATAACTAATTTGAAAAGCGTATATGAGTATTGTGAGTATTCAGCTCGTGATGAGGATTTTGTTAGAAAAGTTTATAAATTATATGATCATGTAAATTTAGAAACTATTCGTTGCCGTTCTTATTCAAAAAACAAAGAGATTTCGGAGAATTTATCAAAGCAGTTAAGTTTTGCAAATAAACAATTAAAAACTACTTTAGAGAGCACGGATACTGCTTCACAATTAAAAAGTGTTGGCCAAAAAATATTAGAAGCAAAAGAAAGTATTAACAATTCACGCAAAGAAGTAAAGGATTTACAGGGGCAAGTGATAGCAGTGCTTGGAATATTTTCTGCTGTTGTTATAACCTTTTTCGGTGGATTCTCTTATTTTACAAGTGTGTTTAATAATATTGAAAAGGTTAGTATTTGGCACTCGCTATTAGTTGCGGGCGTATTAGGCTTTGTTATATTTAATACTATTTCCATACTTTTGTTAATCGTTGCAATTCTTGTTGGACGTCCTATAAAACTTTTAGGTATGAAAAACAATATAGAAAAGGATGATACATATAATTGGCTTGGGGTGTTGTATATAAGTTGCAATGCGTTTATTGTACTTATTTCAATTGTTAGTGGGATAATGCTGATTATTAAATAGTTAGAAAAATTTGTCCCACATGTCACAAAAAAGCGTAGTATACTTATAATGAGAAAAAGAGATCTGAAAAAGGTCTCTTTTGTTTTTGCGATAATAAGAAATTATATTTCCTCCTGAAGCCCGGCACAACGGTGTCGGGTATTCTTATACCCAAAAGAAAGGACGGTGTTACCGTGACCGAGAGACAGAAGAAATTCGCCGAATACTACGCTCAGTGCGGTAACGCCGCCCAGAGTGCGATACAGGCAGGATACAGCGAGAAATACGCAGGTCAGAACGCTGACAAATTACTAAAAAATACTAACATAGCAGACTATATCCGTGAATTAACCGAAGCCGCCCAGACCGCACGAATAATGACCGCTCGTGAACGGCAGGCGATACTTTCCGATATAGCTAAGGATAAACAGAACGAGTTGTCGGACCGTATCAGAGCTATAGACACGCTGAATAAGATGACGGGGGAGTATGTGGCAAAGATACAGGCAGAAGTCAGAACTTCTGACAAGCTCTCCGATGTATTTGCTCAGATAGGCGGTGAGGGGCTTGACGAGTAGTTTTCCTCTGTCACAAAAATATATCGACTTCATCAACAGCGTGCATAATGTGACAGCGGACTTTCTCGAAGGTACTACCGCAAGTGGAAAGACAACCGTAGGCGCAGGCGTAAAGTTCATGCGTATGGTGTCCGCAAGCCGAAAGAAGCTCCATGTTATCGCCGCAAAGACAACCGGCAAGGCAGAAGAAACGATTATTCAGCAGGACAACGGCATTCTCGACCTTCACGTAAACGCAAAGTATTTCGGCAACGGCGATAAGGATTATAAACTGCCGCATATCAAGTTTGAGGGCAAGATAATCTATGTTCTCGGATATGACAACAAGGATAAATGGCAGATGGCACTCGGCGCTCAGTTCGGGTGCGTGTATATTGATGAGATAAATACCGCCGATATAGAGTTCGTCCGTGAGATGTCTACCCGAAATGATTACCTTATGGCTACCCTGAACCCTGATGATCCGGGCTTGCCGGTGTATAAAGAATTTGTCAACCGCTCACGGCCATATAAGAAATACGCCTGTGACGTGCCGGCTGAAATAATGAAAGAACTTACGGAAGAACCCGTGCCGGATTGGCGGTACTGGTTCTTTACTTTTCGTGATAATCTTTCTCTGACCGATGAGGACATACAGCGAAAGATGCTTGCCGCCCCGAAAGGCACGAAGCTGTACAAGAACAAGATACTCGGCTTGAGAGGACGTGCAACGGGGCTTGTTTTCGATTTGCAACCCCGTAATATAATTTCACTCGGTACGGCGCAAGGCTTTAAATTTGAGCGGTTTTCGGCGGGTTTGGATACCGCCTACTCGCAGTCCTCACCCGATACGATAGCATTTACTTTTGTGGGGATCACTGCGGACCGCAAATGCGTAACACTTGACGAGGAAGTGTATAACAATCGTGATCGTTGTGTGCCGCTTACGCCGTCCGATATTCCGAGAATCTTTACCGATTTTCTTGAAAGAAACCGCAAGCTGTGGGGCTTTGCGAAAGATGTCTACATAGACAGCGCAGATCAGGCAACGATACTTGAATGTCAGAAGTTCAAGCGGCTTTCGGGAAGCCTGTATAACTTCATACCTGCGTTCAAGAAAACGAAAATAATCGACCGTATTCACTTGCAGTCAGCGTGGCTGGCGGCAGGTGATTTTTATATCCTGGAGCATTGCAAGAATTACATAGCGGAGCTTAACATATACAGCTGGAAAGAGGATAAGGCAGAGCCGGAGGACGGCAATGATCACTGCATAAACTCCTGCCAGTATGCCTGGCTGCCGTTCAAATCACTTATAGGGAGCGTGAAAACAGATGAAATTTGACATAGGAGGAAAGGTCAGACAGATGTTCCTGAACTGGCTCAATATAAATCCTGCATCGGAGCAGACTTTTGTCCTGAACGAAAGAACGGGGCTTATGGCGGACATTCTCCGGGCGAAGCTGTGGTACAGGGGTGACGCTTATGAGCTGTCGCAGTTCTTCAAGCAGCTGGGGTGCGGCACAAATTCTTTCTGGGGGAGCGTTCCCGATAACGAGAAAGTCCGCAAGATACACAGCGGCTTGCCTGCGATAATCGCCGATACTTTGGCATATATCGTGTATTCGGATATGGACGATATAGCGGTCGAGGGCGAAAAAGGCAGAGCGGCATTTGAGGATATATCGCAGAACACGGACTTTACCGCACTTGTCGGAAAGGCAATAGTAGATACGCTCGTTGAGGGTGACGGCGCTTTCAAGATTTCGGTCGATGATACGCTGTCCTTAACGCCTATTGTTGAATTTGTGGGAGCCGACAAGATCGAATATCGCTATCTGAGGGGTGTTCTGTCAGAAGTAATCTTCCGCAGTGCCCACGAAGACGGCAACAGGATATATCAGCTTGAGGAGCATTACGGCAGAGGGTACATTGAAAGCCGATTGTACGACCACAGTGGTCACGAGGTGAGCCTTGACAGTGTTCCTTGCCTTGCCGGCATAGAACAACGAGTAGAGTTTGCCGGGGATTATATAATGGCTGTACCGCTGAAGTTTTACGCTTCTAAGAAATATCCGGGCAGGGGCAAGAGTATATTCGACGGCGGTAAATCCGATTGTTTTGACGCTCTGGACGAGGTTATCTCGCAGTGGTGGGACGCAATCAGAATGGGACGTGTGAAGCAGTACATACCCGATAATATGATACCCCGCAACGCCGAGAACGGCTCGGTCGGGAAGCTCAACCAGTTCGGCAACAATTACATCACGATAAGTCAGCCGTTGCAGGAGGGCGTTACCCCGAAGATTGAGGTCGTACAGCCCGACATCAAGTATGACGCATTTGTATCATCGTATACAAACTGCCTGCTGATGTGCCTGCAAGGACTTGTATCGCCTGCGACACTCGGTATTGATGTCGGCAAGATGTCAAGTGCGGACGCTCAGCGAGAGAAGAAGGACGTTACGGGCAACACCCGGAACACAATAACGACAGCGCTTGAAAAGGCTCTGCCTGAGCTTGTGTCGGCTGTATTAAAAACATACGACAATATGCAGGGCAAAGCCCCCGAAGAATATGAGGTAAGTGTTAATTTCGGCGAGTACGGCGCACCCGACTTTGACAGCCGTGTCGAAACGGTCGGCAAGGCAAGTACCTACGGCATTATGTCGGTGGCAACGCAGGTCGAGGAACTGTGGGAATCATCAAAAGAAGACGAATGGAAAGCCGGTGAAGTCAAGCGTATAATGCAGGAAAAAGGGCTTGCCGATGGTGCGACATCTGCGGTAGGTGATGAGCTTGCTTAGTTTCAGAGATATTGCAAGGATATTCGAGGAGATAGAGCTAAGGCTCATTGCTTCGCTGAAACGCAATCTTTCACGGCACAAAGCTGAAGAAGAAAAAGAAGGCTTTGAATGGTCTGCGTGGCAGGCTGAAAAGCTCAATAACATTGACAATTTCCGCAAGGAGAACGCTCAGATAGCGGACGAATATGTAGATGTTATTGACGATGAAACCCGACAGCTTATGACGGATCAGTTCCATGAGGGGGAGCATACAGCGGAGCAGTCGGTCATTGATGTTTCGGAAAGCGGTGTCAATGTTCCCAATGTTCCGGCACAGCCTCAGCCGCACGAAGCGCCGACAGCTATACCCGATGATCACTTTTTCGGGGTCAACAAGCCGAAGATGGATAAGCTGATGGAAGACATAACAACGCTTGAAAAGACCGCCCTTACCGCCGCTGTGCGTAATATGGACGATGTTTACCGCACAACGCTGAACAAGGTACAGCTTATGATGGGCACAGGCTCAATTACGCTTAATGAAGCAATCGACCTTGCAACAAGGGACTTCCTCGACAAAGGCATAAACTGCATTGTATACGCAGACGGCAGGCGTGTTAATATTGCCGATTATGTGCGTATGGCACTGCGCACAACGTCCACAAGGGCAACATTGCAGGGTGCGGCTAAACGCTTTGCGGAGCTGGGCTATGATACCGTGCTTATATCGCAGTACGGAGGCTGCTCAGAAACCTGCGAGCCGTATCAGGGCAAGGTTTACATTGATGATGTATTCACGATATGGAGCGGCGAGAGAAGCGGCGACTTCGGCAAGTCAAACTATTGTGACAAGTGGTTTATGCTGTTGTCTGTGGCAATCCGAGGCGGGCTGTTCCACCCTAACTGCCGTCATACTATGGGGCAGTACATAGAGGGGCTTACAAAGATACCAAAGCCGATTCCTGCCGAGAAGATACGGGAACAGCGAGAGCTTGAAGAAAAGCAACGTGCTATGGAGCGCAAGATAAGAGCGCTCAAACGCAAGGCAGAAGGCACGCAGGACGAGAAGAAGGTCAAGGAGTATAAGCGTAAGCTCCGTGAGGAGCAAGGCAAGCTCAGAGAGTTTATCAAAGAGCATGATGATGTTCTCCGCAGGGATTATTCAAGGGAGAAGATCTACAGCGGTGAGGGCAAGCCGAAGCAGACAGCTCCGAGAACGGAAGAAGCGCCTGTTAAAGTTACCGATACCGAAAGCAAAAATCCTGTTCCGACAGATAAAGAGCCTTATGTTCCTCAGCCGGATAATAACGACAGTACAACGAATTTTGTACAGCCTGAGCCTGTAAAGACCGTTCAGAGCAACGAAAACACAGACAATACGCCGACTGCGGTTGTGCCTGATGAAGCCGATGAAACTGCCGAAACGACAGAAAACGTACAGGAAACTGTAAAACAGCCTATTGAAACAGCGACAGACAGCGAAGAAGAAGTACAGAATTTTACAGATGATACTGTTGACAATTCGGATGAAAGTGATATAATAGAGGAAGAAACAGTTTTCGAGCCATTGTCGGCAGATACTGTTGTCCCTGTATTGCGTGAAGATTCAAAGGAATGGATTAACCGTCTGTCCTCAGAAGAAGTCAGAGCAATCAAGAAGTACACGAAGAACAGCGGAGATCCCAAAGACGATAAGTTCTATGCAAGACTTAATTCAATGCTTCGTGGGGATATTCCCGAAGATGACACTTTGAAATATTATTCTGATGTTATATCGGGTGCGATAGCGAAGTTTGAGTTAAAGCACGACATTATCTGTTACCGTTCTGTCAATTACAATCCTGTGGAAGGAATGAAAGTTGGCGATATATATGAGCCTAAGCAGTTTGTTAGTTCAGCAGTAACTAAATCAGGTGCGATAAGCGGTAATTATAATTTAATTATATTTGCTAAGAAAGGAAGCAAGGGTGCGTATATTGAATTATTGAGCAAATATCCAAATCAGAGAGAGTTTTTATTCGATAAAAATCTTAAATATAGCATTTTGGATGTTGATGGGACAACTATAACTTTAGAGGTGATAATATGAAAGGTAATACGAATGTACGTATTCCCAGAGAATTAATTGAAAAAGCTAAATCCGATTTGATTAAGGCTATAAATTCTGGAGAAGATGACTGGGATGAAGAAACCCGAAAAGACTGGGAAGAAAAAATGAACTCATAAAACCGCCCACAGCAGTGAGCGGTTTTCTTATACCTGTGTGCAATTGATTGCACTTGACTTGAACACAAACTTTGCAAAAACAGCCGTTTTTTGTGAAGTTCGGTGCAAATCAGAACCAAACTTAATAATTTTACCGCTCTTAAAAAGGGCGGTATTTTTATACCCAAAATCAGAAAGGACGGATAAATATGAATTTCGGACAGGCGCTCGAAGAAGCAAAGAGAGGTAAGAAAATAGCAAGAAAAGGCTGGAACGGCAAAGGACAGTATGTTGAGCTTGCCACTAATGTTAGTTATAAATCACCTAATGGTACTGTGACAAATGTAAACCATAAGGATATGGGCAATAAAGCATTAGCGTTTGTGGGAACTTCTGGCGTACAACTTGGCTGGCTTGCAAGTCAAGCAGATATGTTGTCGGAAGATTGGCAGACAATAGACTAATCAAACATCTGAACTAAGCACCTTAACGGGTGCTTTTTTCATACACAAAATTAAGAAAGCGAGGTAAAACAATGGAACCCGAAAAGAAAACTCCCGAAGAGGAGAAGAAGCCCGACGCTCCCGCACCGGAGCAGAAGGACGAGCCCAAGCCCGAAGAGAAGCCTGCTGACGACAAGCCGGCAGACGATAACGGCACGGCAGAGAAGCCCGATGAGAGCAAGGCGGAGGACAAGAAGGACGATAAGCCCGAAGAAAAGGCGGATAAGCCCGAATCTGAGCCTGTACCCGCCGTTCCCGATGCAAAGGACGAGGAGATTTTAAGGCTGAAAACACAGATAGCCGCAATGTCGCTCGGTGTAAAGCCCGATTGTATGGACGATGCTGTGGCTATTGCCGAAAGCTACGTTAAGTCCGGCAAAAGCGAGGACATCAACTCGGCACTGTCGGCGGTAGTCAAGAAATATCCCGATATGAAGGCTGACGTGGGCGACAGCAAGAAGCAGGGCGGCTTCAAGGTCGGAGCAGGCAGTTCCGACAAGGAAGAAAAGCCCGACAACAGCAGACTTGATAACGCATTCGGTATCAAGAAAAAGAAGTAAGAAAGGTAAGGTGTAAAAATGTCAAACACAATCAACTATGCTGAACAGTATACCAATCAGCTCAGAGAGCTTTACGGTCAGGAATCAAAGGCCGACGCTCTCTATCACTCAAATTCCGATATTCAGCTCAGAGGCGGAAAAACAATCAAGATACCCACTCTGTCGGTATCCGGCTATAAGGACCACACAAGAGCATCGCTCGGCTTCCCTCAGGGTACATACGAGAACAACTACGAAACAAAGACGCTCGATCACGACCGTTCTATCGAGTTCGTAGTAGATCCTATGGACTTTGATGAAACCGATACTGTCGTATCACTGGCGAACATTCAGAGCCGTTTCGACAGAACACAGGCGATCCCCGAGCACGACAGCTATACATTCTCTAAGCTGTACGCAGAGGCGGTAAGAGTAGGTGCAACGATAAAGCACGATAAGCTTACAATTGAGAATGTCCTCAAGGACTTTGACGAGAACCTCAAGACGCTTGAAGATAAGGGCGTACCCCTCGACAGAATGATACTCTATGTCACTGCCGACTACAAGACGATACTCAAGAACGCAGAGGGTATTCAGAGAACACTCGACATCAAGAGCGGCGGCGGTATCGACAGACGTATCCATTCCGTTGACGATATCGGCAATATCGTTACAGTTCCCTCAGCTCGTTTCAAGACCGTGTACGACTTCACGGACGGCTGTAAGCCCGGTGTCGGCGCAAAGCAGATAAACTACATTCTCATTGACCCCGAATGCCAGGTGTCAAGAGATAAGTACGCATATATACATCTGTTTGCTCCCGGTTCTGACAGCAGAACGGCTGACAACTATCTGTATCAGAACAGAAAGTACAACGGCACGTTTGCGATAGATCACCTGTTTATTGACGGCTGTATCATGAATGTATCTACTCTGTCACAGACATTCACAGGTAATGGCTCGACAACTGCATTCACAGTGACCGATAAGCCCGAAAAGCTCATCGGTGTAACTGTGGACGGTACAGCGACAACAGACTACAGCTATGACAAGTCATCGGGCGTGATAACATTCAATTCCGCACCCGGAAGCAATAAGGCAATAGTCATAACATACTAAGGAGGTAACTATGGTAGCAGTAAAGGCAAACAAGCAGTATACTATCACGGAAGCCGAGAAGAAGTCATATCTTGCACAGGGGTATGACATCATCGGCGATAACGGGGCTGTGGAGCATTCTCCGCAGGCTACCGTGCCGTATGCCGAATATGAAAAGGCTCAGGCGGAGATAGCAAAGCTTCGTGATGAGCTTGCTCAGGTAAAGGCGGCAAAGACAAAAAAGGGTGAGGCTTAATGTACCTCACTTTTGCGGAATTTCAGACCTTATGCCCCGACAGTACGATAACCGAACAGCAGTACAACGCTCTTGAAAACAGGGCGGAGAGCGACATCGACACGCTGACATTCAACCGCATAACAGCTATAGGATTCGACAATCTGACAGCGTTTCAGCAGGATAAGGTAAGGCTGGCACTGTCACAGCAGACAGCATTTGTTTTTGACAATGCCGAGCTGCTTGACAGCCCGCTCAGTTCCTATAGTATCAGCGGTGTGTCAATGTCCTTTGACAGCTCGAAGGTTATAAATTACTGCGGTGTCACTACAACACGGCAGGTTTATAACACGCTGTTGCAGACGGGCCTTTGCTACAGGGGGTTATAATGAAATATCCGAAACTTGTACCCGAAAGGGTTTGTACAACGCCTTGTACCGTGTATCGTACAGACGGGCTTAACCGTGACGGTTCAAAGAAACGGACGGTCATTTTCGAGGGTAAGTGCTTTCATTCGGAGAAAGCACGGCAGAAATTATCCGCAGAAAAACAGCTTATAACGCTGTCTGGCGAGGCTCTTTTCTGCGGGGATATCGCCCCCGACAGCCCGATAGTTGACGGAGCTGTGGAGATAGACGGCAGAGAGTACAAAATATACGGCTCGGAAAAGGCTAAAAACCCCGACGGGACTGTAAATTACACAAGACTGGAGCTGATATAGTGATAAAAGTAACCGTAAAGCTCGATAAGGCTGCAATAGCAAATCTGGAAGCGGCGGCGTTAAAAAGTGCTGAGGTAGCAATGGAACAGGTACATACCGACCTTGTAAGTTCACAGACAATGCCGTTTGACACGGGCAATATGCAGAATAATCAGACTTTCGTTGCAACAACTCAGAATGGAGCAACTATAGTCACCGGTTCTCCTCAGGCAAGGCGGCTGTATTATCACCCTGAATATCACTTCCAGCAGGGCAAGAACGCAAACGCAGGGGCAGGGTGGTTTGAACCTTATGTAAGCGGGGAAAAGAAAGACCTTGCCCGTGATGCGTTTATATATGATCTCAAGAGGAGAACAGGCGTATGACGTTACTTGAAACAGCCGATATGCTTGCTGATGTTCTCGGCATAGAGAATGTATACGCAGGCTGTATAAACGCAAATCAGGATAAGTGTATCGGCGTGTATGCGTCAAAAAACACCTATCCTAAGAAAATCAGCATAGGCGGTAAGCCTTGCACGAAAACACTTGAAAAGCACATCAGCGTACTGATACACTGGACGGACAATCCGACAACAGCCGAGAGTGCGGCAAACGAAATACTTGATAAGCTGACCGATGTACACGGCTATACTGCCGGGGGGCACACGGTCGGCTTTTTGAGTTGCAGTGAGGCGCATAACGCAGGCAGAGATGAAAGAGGTATCTGCGAGTACGTTATTGATGTGACGGTTTATTACGAAAGGAGTAATTAACAATGGCTAAAAAAACAGGAGTATATCCCGTATATGAAAATCAGTTCAAGATTGACAAGACAGGCGGAACAGGTGCGACAGACGAGAATCTTGTAACTATTGCCGATATGGAGAGCTTTTCGGTTTCCATTGACGGCAATGTCGAGGAGTGGAAGCCGTTCGATCAGGAAGGCTGGACAAGAAGACTTGTAACAGGTAAGGCACTGACCGTCAGCGTATCCGGCAAGAGAAACATCGGTGACGCAGGCAACGATTATGTTGCAGGGCTTGCACTTAAAACAGGCGCAGACAGCCACACAACTGTAGTGTGGACGTTCCCCAGCGGCGCAACGCTGACAATACCGTGCGTTATAAACGTTACCGAGTGGGAATCAGGAGATTCTACAGCAGTTGCACCTCTTGCATTTGATATTATGTCGGACGGCAAGCCCACATTTACAGACGCACAGTAAAGGAGATAAATACAATGGCTAAGATGTACACACTTGATGAAAAGTTACTCGCAGGCGTTCCCGAAATACGCATCGGAGAAAAGGTCTACAAGGTAGACGATCGTGAAAAGACGGTCAAGAAGGTAATGGCGCTTTACAATAACGGCGATAAGAAGGACATTGAAAAGATTGACGAGATGTTCAAGCTGGCGTTCGAGCCTGCCGCCGCTAAGGAGATAAGCGAAATGAATATGCCGTGGGCGGCATATCAGAAGCTGTCCGAGATAGTAATATCCGCCATGACGGGACAGGAAGATACCGAGCGATTTCACGAGTAATGAAGTCTGGTACGACATCGAGTATGACCGTGAGCTGATACGGCAGTCGATAGCAAAACAGTATCACATACTGCCGTCCGAGCAGGACAATCTGCACTATTCTGACTGGCTGAGCCTTGTATCCGGCATTATGAATGATACTCCGCTCGGTCAGACAGTGCGGATACGAAGCGAGGATAACAAGGAGATGCTCAAACACTTTTCGCCGTATGAAAACCGCATACGGCGGGAGTGGGCGGCATTCCGTGCAAAGAAACAGCTTGCGGAGAAAACTCCAAAACAGATACAGAGCGATATTGCGGCTCTTGAAATGATGATAAAAAAGGCATTCGGGGGAGGTGAGTAAATGGCTGACGGAAACGGTGCGTCAGTAGGCACTATCAGTCTGTCGCTGATAATAGACGCAGAGCTTGACAAACAGCTTTCGGCTTTACAGAAAAGCATACAGTCGCAGTGGGATAAGGTCGGTGAAACCGCTGAAAAGGCACTTACCGACAGTGTGTCAAAAGCCGCCGATAAGGCTGTAAAGCCTGTTGAGGAAGTCGGCAAGGCTGTAGAAAAGACCGTGACGCAGAGCGTTGAAAAGGCTGTGCAGAAGGTCGAAAAGCCCGCCGAAGAGGTAGGAAAGACGCTTGAAAGCTCTATATCCGAAAGTGCCGAAAAGGCTTCCGAAACGCTGGAAAAGGCGCTTGTTGAGCCTGTAAAGGAAGCGGAAAAGGAAGCAGAAAGCCTTGGCAAAGCGATAAATAACAAGTATGAGTTCGGACCCGGTTATAGCAAAGAAGCTATGGATTTCGTGAACAACTATCAGCCGAAAAGCGATAAGAAGAAGTCCAAAGAAAAAGAGGAGCTCCCCGAAATTGATGTCGGCAGTTTTGAAATTCCTTCCGAACCTATCGACCGTCTGAACAAAAGTCTTGAGCTGACTAACGAAAAGATAGAGCTTGCACAGGAAAAGTGGAAACAGCTTAACAGAGAAATGGCGGCATTGTCTGATAAAGACATGACAGGCGAAAAGGGCAATGCCGTAATAGAAAAAATAAACGCCGTTGAAACAAGTATGCTGAAACTGCAACAGCAGTCCGAAGCTACTAAAGCCAAGATAGATAAGGCAATGCAGGCGGATGCAGAAGCCAAAAAGCTGGCTGAAGCCGCACGGCAGGCTGCCGAAGCGGTAAACAAGATACCTGAAAGCACAAACAACATAAATCTGCAATCGTTACCTGTCATAGCGATGCTGATAGACAAAATGCTGCAGGTTAAAACAGCGGTAACAGAGGCTGCTGCATCAAACGAAAAAGTGCAGAGTGCGGTAGAAAAAACTACCGCCGTACTGGATTCGGGGTGTAAAAAGATTGAGCAGGTGTTGGAAACGGCCGATAAGGCGGCAAGCAAGATAACACAGCCTGTTTCAAAGGTGAAAAACACGCTGAAAACGGTAGGCACGGCGGTAAATAACTCGGTCATTGCTCCTGTGAAAAAACTGGCTTCCTCTTTTGCAAGCCATTTCAAAAGAGCAGAAAAACCTGTTGATAACCTTGAAAAGTCGGTCAAAAAAGTAGGTGCTTCCGCTGAAAAATCGCTCGGCAAAGCAAAAACTTCTGCCGGTGGATTCGGCAAGACAATAGGCGGACTTGGTAAAAGTGTCAAATCCGCACTTAAATCTACGTTTCTTATGGCAGGGCTTTATGCGGCGTTTCGTGGCATAAAGTCGGTAATGTCGGACGCTATCGGAGCAAACGAGGAGTTCGGCAACAGTGTAAAGCAGATAAAAGGCAATCTTCAGGTTGCGTTTACGCCTATAGTAAACGCTATCATGCCTGCGCTTAATACATTGGCATCCGGACTTGCCACAGCAACCAAAGCTATAGCGAGCTTTATTTCGGGGCTGTTCGGCACAACGTATAAAAAGTCGCTTGAAGCGGCAAAAAAGGTCGAAGCCGTCGGAAAAAAGGCTAAGGAAAGCAGCCGTTTCCTTGCAAGTTTTGATGAGATGAATGTTGCTTCAAAGGACGAGAGCGACAGCTCCTCCTCTGATCTCTCTGCACTTGACAGCGAGGGCGATAAGACAGCCGAGGGTATCGGAAATAAGATTCGTGAGCAGATTAAAAAGGGTTTCGCTCTGCTGAAAAAGCAGTTTGCAAACGTCAAAAAGTATTTCGATACAAATTTTGCTCCAATATTTGCAGAGATAGGCAAAAAATTCGCACCCGTTATAGAGGGCTTCAAGAATAATATGAGCAAGGCCTGGAGTGATATGGCAACTCTTGCCGAGCCGTTCAAGAACTATTTTACAAATAATCTGACTCCGGCGCTTCAGACAGCGTTTAAGTCAATCGGAACGATAGCTTCGGGGCTTGGAGATACGTTTAATCTTGTGTTCGGTCAGCTGTGGGATAACGTTATTTTTCCTTCGCTGAACACAATGATAACAACCGTGTTACCGTTGCTGACAGATCAGTGGACGGCGACCGCAGAGGTTATGACGACGCTCTTTGAAACCGTCAAGACAATATTCGACGAGGTTTTTGTAACCGGTGTTATGCCGATACTGACAACCTTGCAGGGCGTATGGAGCGACTTGTGGGCAACATCGGCAAAGTTATGGGCACAGTACGGCGAGCCGATGATGGAAGCGATTCAGTCGCTTATAACATCGGTCGGAGATACAGTGCTGACAGTCTATAAAGAGTGGATTCAGCCCGTTATACAGTGGATATGCGATCTTATAAAATCCCTCTGGGATAACGCAATTAAGCCCATTTATGAAAAGGTTGTTGCCGTTGTCGCAAAAATTGTAGATTGCGTAAAAGCGGTATGGAATTTTCTCAAACCGTTTGTCGATTGGTTCGTGAAAACGCTGGGGCCCACAATCAAAAATGTGCTGGCGGCGATTAAGGGCGTTTTCGATACAGTATTTATTGCTATTGGCGATATAATCGGCGGTATCATTAAGACTTTCGGCGGACTGATTGACTTCATCACAGGAGCATTTTCAGGTGACTGGAATAAGGCATGGCAGGGAATATGCGACTTTTTCGGCGGTATCTGGGACGCAATCTGGGGCGTGATTAAGGGCGTTATCAATCTGATAATCGACGGTATTAATATGCTCTGGACGGGTATCTACACTGTAGTAAAGGGTATAGTTGACGCTATCGGCGGTGTGGCAGGCGCAATAGGCAATTTGTTCGGTCAGGACTGGCATTTCTCAATGCCTGAAAACCCTCCGCTGATACCTAAACTTGCAAAGGGCGGTCTTGCGTATGCGCCTACGCTTGCAATGGTCGGTGATAACCGTAATGCAGGAACAGACCCAGAGGTAATTGCGCCTCTGTCAAAGCTCAAGGACATAATCGGCGAAGGCGGAGATATGACGGAAGTCGTACTTCTGCTCCGTGAGATACTGGAGTTTCTGAAAGGTCTTAATCTTATCGCTAAGGGTGAGGTTGACGGTAAAACGCTTTACCGGTTGATAGTACGTCTGAACAAGGAGAATACATACAGAACGGGGGTAAATGCACTTGGCTAAAAATCTGATATGGGTTAAGGGTGTTCTGCTCCCGTCACCTGATGTTGATGGCTATAATGCCACACGCTGTAAGACGTGGGAACCCAACACCGGCAGAAATGCCGCAGGAACAACCGTCGGAAGCATACTTTGCTGGAAATACAAGATAGAGCTTAAATGGTCCTTTCTTACAGAAGCACAGGTGAAGAGCCTGCGCAGTCTGTTTGAGAACAAGCCCGATTACTTCGCCGTGAAATTTGATTATGACGGCGAGTATAAGGAGATAACCGCTTACAGTACAGATCTTTCCGCCACAGGCAAGCTGTACGCAGGTAGCGGATATTATTACAAGAGCGTATCGATAAATCTGATAGAAAGGTAGGTGATAGCTTGTATACAAATGTTTCGGATGATTTTCTGTCAGCCGTTAATGGTGCTGAGCCTGTCTACTGCTGCAAGCTGGATTTCGGTAATAATGTAACGGTGAACGATCTGTTCAGCGTAAGCTATTCGGGCGGATCGTGCAGTGAGAGCATAGTGCCGGGCGGAACTGTCATAGCAAACGCAAAAGTCGAGCTGTCGGCACTTCCTGCGACGGTCAGAAAGGGAAGCGCTTGCACGTTGTATTTTGGCGTGAACGGCGAATACGCACCGCAGGGAGTGCTTACGGTAAAGAAAATCGAGAAAAGCGGAGAACGGTTGTCGGTAACGCTTGAGGATAACATGGCAAAGACGGAAAAAGGCTATTTCTCAAGCCTTGCATATCCGTCTACAACGCTGAAAATGCTGTCGGAGATTGCCACAAAGTGCGACGTTGCCTTTAATACTTCGGGGCTTACGGCGGTAACGGTAAAGGAAAAGCCCGAGGGCTATACCTGCCGTGAAATAATCGGATATATCGCAGGGCTGTACGGCAAATTCGCCGTTTGTGACCGTACCGGCAAGATAGCGTTCAAGTGGTTTGATACTACGGCGGTGCAATTGTCCGATTTTTGCTATGATACACCCACAGTTGCTACCGACGATATTACAGTCGGACGTGTGGTGTGCGGAGATTTTACAGCCGGCACAGGCACTGCGATAACATACGACTGTCTGTTTATGACGCAGACGCAACTGAATGCAGTACAGAAGTCATTAAACGGATTTAAATACCGCACGGGTGAAATTCCGTTAAGGCTTGGCAATATGCTGATAGATGCGTGGGATATGGTGAGCATAACCTACGGCGGAGAAACTGTGAAAATTCCTGCCGCAAATATTTCTGTGACGTATAACGGCGGCCTGTCTATGACAATAGAAGCACCGGCTGAAGAACAGTCCGCGGACAGCGGCGAAAGCTATAAGTCGCCTGCACAGAAGCAGGCGGAACGAATAACCGCAGATATAATCAGTGCAAAACAAGCATTACTCGAAAAAGCGGATATTACAGAGCTTAATGCACAGATTGCAAATCTCGAAAACGTATATGCCGCAAAGGCTGATATTACCGAGCTTTCCGCACAGATAGCCACGATTGACAATCTGACGGCTAAGAAAGCAGATGTTGAACAGCTGTATGCAAAGAAAGCGGACATAGATGAGCTTGTGGCCGATACGGCAACGCTTAAATCACTGAAATCCAATGTTGCAAACATAGATGTTCTGCTGTCGGGCAAAGCCGGCACGGGTGAACTGACATCTATAAAGCTGACTGCCGAAAATGCGGAAATAGCGACTGCGCTGATAAAGGACCTTACAGCCGCAAACTTCCGGTCAAAGACCATCGAAACCGATGATTTTACGATAAAATCAAGCAGCGGAAAATTGCAGATAGTCGGAAACACAATACAGATAAAGGATAAAAACAATACTGTCCGTGTCCAGATAGGCGCGGACGGTAAATCCGACTATGGCATTTACGTTACCGATGCAAACGGAAAGATAATGTTTACTTCTTATGACGGACTTCACGAAGACGGCATAAAGAGCGGTATTATCAAAAATGATATGGTAGCTGATGATGCACATATCAGCGGCAGTAAGCTGGATATTTCGAGCGTTATTGACGGTATCAATGCCGATAACAGCACCTATCTTAATACAAGTAAGGTCGTCATAGACGGAACATCTCAGACGATAAATGCAAAATTCACGGAGCTGACTGCAAGCATAGGCAGTATCGGCACCCGCACTTCCGCTCTTGAAAGCGACCTGTCGGGCTTTCGGACAACAGTGTCGGAAACATATGCCACGAAGTCAGCGGTTGACAGTATACAGATAGGTGGAAGAAATCTGCTGTATGACAGCACGGGAAACATCAAAAACGGCTGGAGCGGTAACACTGTAATAACTGTTGACGGCGGAATATCCGGAAACAGTCTTGCAATATCGAGGACGGGATACTCGGGTAATGCACGATATTTCGGCACAAGTAAAAAATGTTATCTGACGGATTTTGAGGTCGGAATAAGTTATACGCTGTCAGCGTGGATAAAAGTCAGAAGTGACATTGAGCTTGACGGCAACGGTTATGTAATGGCAAGATTCCGTTCGGCTGATAATGCAAAACTGCACATTTTATCGCTTACTGTTAACAGTAAAACGGAAAAGGATAAGTGGGTCTATTACGAAAACACGTGGACGATAAATGACAGCGACATAGCGAAGCTCGAATGCGTGGCACTTGCGCTTGATAAAAACGGCATGATTGAGGCTTGCAACATCAAACTTGAAAAAGGTACTAAGGCTACAGACTGGTCACCTGCTCCCGAAGATACCACAGCCGAAATAACATCGTTATCAAGCAAGCAGTCAAGTCTTGAGCAAACGGTAGATGGATTTAAGACAACTGTTGAGAGTACCTATGCGACAAACGACAGCGTAATACAGAAGGTATCCGTCGTAGAGCAGAAAGCCGACAAAATATCGTGGATCATAAAATCGGGGACATCGGCAAGTAGTATGGAGCTGACAAGTGAGTCACTACAGATAGTTGCTGATCACATAAGCCTGAATGCAGATGTTAAGGTGAACGGATCTATGGTAGTTGATAACAGCATAACGGCGGAAAAGCTAAGTGTTATATCGCTATCTGCCATATCGACAAATATCGGCACCGTTAAAGCAGGAACAATTCAAAGCACTAACTATGTAGCGAACAATATCGGTATGAAGTTGTCGCTGGCCACAGGAGTGTGGGATAGCAAGTATTTCAAAATCAGCAGCACGGGAACTATTACAGCTACAGGCGGGACAATAGGCGGATTTACGATAAGTAATGACTCGCTGTATAACGGATTGACATCGATTAATCACAAAGAGGGAACAAATGAAACGTCCGGTGTCAATATTGATGTGCTGAATGGGTTGGCTGTGTATAATAGTCAGTTTGGTACTGAGATAAACAACGGAAAAATAGAGTTTTATTCGTTAGGCAGAGAGCTTGGATACATTGCTCCGACATCAACTGATTTTAGTAACTATGGTAAAACACGAATAGGCATAGTGGCAACTAATCAAATCGGTAAAGCAGGATTATACGGCCAAATAGATTTAGGATATCAAGATGAGTTTGATAGCAGTGCGTATCAGCCGACATACAGCGTGTGTTGTGATTCAAGGAAAAGCAGTAATGATGGATTTAATTCAACATTTCACGTTAGAACTCGCTTTTCAAGTGGTATAGATGTTTCGGATATTTATTTCAGTTACGAAAATAAAACTATTTGCTCAATTGGTATTGCAGGTTACAGCGGAGTAGGCGGAACTAGCCTCAACACAAGTAAATGGCTGCCGGTATTTAACGATTATGTTGCGTTCAAAAAAGGGGTAGTGTTTGATTCTTCAAACGCATCACTACTGTATCACGGGGTAAACAGGCTGTTGGCGTGTTCAGCATCAAAATTTGTGGTTGGCAACGCCAACTTAGCACTGTCTTTGATCGGATCGTCGTTGACATCTTCAAGCACCATATCGGTTTCGTCTGATGCCCGTGTGAAAAATCACATAGCCGACCTGCCGAGCGGATCTGAAAATTTATTCGACTATCTTGACGGAAAATCATTTTTCTATAACGGTAGCAATTCAACCGCTAAAAACTACGGCTTTATCGCACAAGATGTTTTATCCGCTTTACAAAAATGCGGGCTTTCGACAGACGATTTTGCAGGATTCTGCGATATAAACGGCGATGGCAGTCAATACGCACTTGCGTATGAGCAGTTTATTCCGCTGATGTGGAATGAGATAAAAAGATTAAGAAAAGCACTAAGCGAAAGGAGTTAATTATGCTTAGAAGTAACAAAACAACACAGTTTGACGGTACAAGCTATATCACTGACGGAGAGGGCAACGAACAGACCGTAGCGTATTTCAGTGCTACCATAAGGACGGACAAGACCGTAACGATGAGCATGACAGTATCAAACGCTGAGTTGTATGAAGAAAATAAAACCACAGTCAGAGCGGATTATACGGAGTTCCAGACTGCCGTATATACCGCCCAGGACGCAGAGTAAGGAGAAGCTATGAAGTTATCAACTGTAGTAAATGCAATCCCCGTCATAAGCAAGCTGATGAGCAAGGAACTGCCCGTCATACAGTCGTATGCTGTGGCAAAGCTGGCACGGAGAATAGATGAGGAAACGAAGCTGTACAATGAGCAGAGACAGAAGCTCTTGCAGAAATACGGCGAACAGGACGGTGATAAATACGTTATTCGCCCTGAAAATGTAGATGTCTGCAATGGGGAGCTTGAGGAGCTGCTCAACATTGATGTTGACATACCCGAAAAGATTGATATTCTCTCGACGAATGTCGTTCTGACACCCGCCGAGATGATAGCAATAGAAGAATTTTTAGCCGAATAGGCGGAAAGGACGAAAAAATGAGCAAGATACAGATAATTATTGACAGCATAGCAGGTGCTGTCGGAGCGGTTTTAGGCTTTATGTACGGAGAGGTTACTGGGCTGTTCTGGGCGCTGATTGCGTTTATGGCACTGGACTATATCACAGGTGTGATTGTGGCGGTCATAGAAAAGCGCTTATCATCAGAGGTCGGTTTCAGAGGTCTGGCAAAGAAGTTTCTGATACTGGTCTTTGTAGCAGTTGGCCATATTGCCGATACATACATACTCGGCGGAACTCCTGCCGCAATGTCGGCCGTGATGTTGTTCTACATTGCAAACGAGGGTATCAGCATTATCGAGAATGCCGCCGCACTGGGGCTTCCGGTGCCGAAGAAGCTGAAGGATATAATGGCTCAGCTGAAGAAAGAAAGCGAGGAAAAATAATATGAGCGGAAAGTATAATTTTAAATGTCATGTGCTG